TTAGAGAAGAAGCTAGTGCCTGTCATGATGAAGGCATAGTCTTCAGTAGGCGGGAACTCTTGATACATCAACGCATCATCCTTGATGCCTTCGTAGAGCTTCCATCTCCACCACGCCATCTGGCGGCTGTTGATCTCTACGTTGTAGAGTTTCTTAATATCCCGTGTCCATTCCTTTTCTTCGGGCGTTAACTTCCCATCCCAATACACTTTGTAGAGATTGGAGTCGCCGGGGACGGTGTACAACTGGTTACGCCACCAGCCACAGAAGATGGCATGTTGAGAACGCGCACGTTTGGCAGTGACATACATGTCATGGAACATGTTGAAGCCACGGGCGGTGGACTCAAAAATATACAGGCGCTTCTCGTTGGTTTCTGCAAGGGAAGCCAATAGGGATGCTAGTCCTTCCTCGTNNGCGAATTACGATTATGGGAAAGAATGGGTATTTTGTACTCTTTTGGTAAACCGTCCATGTAGGCTGTGAGTGTGCCTTTGAACATGTCTCGGTTTTCTTCTGTGTCTGTGACAAGGGTTCCGTTGAGTCCATGATTGATGTAATGCCAGTAAAGGTCTAGTGCCAGTGAGATAGTGGTAATACCAAGTTGTCGGCCTTTTAAGATGACAAAGAAGTGAATATTGTTTTCCAGCGCCTGTGTTATTTCCTCCATCACGTAGGTTTGCGTACCTAGCAAGGTATCCATCTTTCGCAAGCCCTGTTCTTTTGTCTCAATCTTTAGTTGAGCGCAGAACTTGTAGAACTGGTTGAGGTTAAATTTCATATTAGTTAGCGTTATAAGAAGTTACTCGGCGGTTAGTATCTTTCTTATTGCTAGGCTCCATGTAGATAATCTTTCTCTTTTTATTTACTTCTGACTTTACGGCAATGTCTTCGTTAGTAATCGTATAAGTATCGGTATCTGCAAAGTCTTTCATGGGCGACTGTTTTGCAGGAACGCCGCAGCCGGGACAAAACTGTTTAATTTGGTCTGCAAAGTCAGTAATAGGCTTTTGCCACCAACCATCTTCTAGTGGGAAGCCATGATCTTCATTACGCGCCAGATCAAAAGAGGCTGCTACCTCGCAGAAGTAGGCACGTAGCTCACCATTGTTTTGCACGATAGAGGCTGACCACTCACGGTTAATATCGCAGTTGCCAATCTTTTCCCACATCTGATCTTCTTCGTACAGGTCTTGCACTGCGGTCAGCAGTGGAGCATGGTCAGAATGCCCGGAATAATTCCAGACAACTGCTCCACCACGGGCTGCTTGCTGCGCAAAGTCTTTCATCACACTTTCTGCCCGTTCTGCGCCATGCGTATTTAGATTAAACGTGCCAAACGTATCCAGACAAAGCTGGCGATGCTTGAAATAATTGTTAGTCCACAACCCGCGCTGTAACTTGTTAGGCACTTCCTCGGCAAATATCTGGCACAGTTCCTCAAAGTTCCTGTGCATACAGGGGTTGCCACCAATCATGGCGATGATGCCAAAGTAACCTTTCATGCTACGCAGGGCAGTTCTAAAGTTCTCAGGAGTTATTTCCCAAAAAGCATCTTGGTTTTCCAGCAAGCGTGTGCAGTTAGAACAGGCAAGGTCGCACTTGTTGGTAACGTCTATGCAGATGATGTGCATATTGGCAGGGCCGCGCATCTTGGCGATGGTTTTGTCAGCTATGTTCATGCTTTGCTCCACGGTAATACGTTATTGTGTTTAGCCTTATTCATTATGTTGCCTTGAAAGAACATAGGTTTTAAGTCTCGTTTTTGGTTCAGTCTGTAATTGACTGTGTACTTACCGCTGGCGGCATAGGGAATGTTGTTTTGTTTTAGCATTGCCCACACGTATCTGTCGCCAATCATTAGCTCACCTGTTGTTTGATACCAGCATGGGGCTAGTCCTGTAGCTAAGTCGCGTTTCATCAAATAACAGTTTAGGTCTATCAGGTCGGCATGGTGTCCAAGACTTTCACAATCGTCATTAGCCCAAAATGTGCCATCTGGCTCTACCAGCTTACGTAGGCTGTAGGCATAGGGTTTGTCTTCTATGACGTTGACAAGGCTTTCTACATGGTCAGGGTCAATCCAGTTATCGTCATCTATCCAACAGAGATAGTCTTCAGTGACTAGGTAGGCAGAGGCAGCAACAATGCCACCATTCATCATGCCATTGCGACCTGTTGGTTTTGGCAACCAGATAATGTTTTCATGGTTTTGTGCTGCTTCTGGTAATTCGTGCTTGCCATCTACAAAGATGTAGTGATTGCAGGAATAGGTTTGTTCTTTTACTGAGGTTATGGTTTGCAGCAGAGACTCTCTGCCGGTTGTAGCTGTCACCACTGCTACTGACTTCATACAATCCCCTTGAAGTATTTAATAGTTTCTTTTAATCCATCTTCTAAACTTACCTTTGGTTCCCACCCTAATGCTTTTGCTTTAGTAATATCTGGCTTTCTTTGTTGTGGATCGTCTTGTGGTAATGGCAAGAACACTATCTTTGACTTGGAGCCAGTTAGTCGCAATACAAGTTCGGCAAGTTCATACACGGTAAATTCTGTAGGGTTGCCAAGATTTGTCACAAACTCATCTGCGTTTATCAACGTCATAAATCCATCTAGCAGATCGTCGATATAGCAAAAGCTTCTGGTCTGCATTCCTTTACCGTAGATAGTCAACGGTTCTCCACACAGTGCTTGCACGATAAAGTTGGATACCACTCGTCCGTCATCGGCATCCATGCCGGGGCCGTAGGTGTTGAATATCCTTGCAATCCTGACATCTACGTTGACTTCTTTTTTGTATTCGTAGCACAGGGTTTCTGCGATACGTTTACCTTCGTCGTAGCAGGAACGTGGGCCTACAGGGTTCACATTTCCCCAATAGTCTTCTCTTTGTGGGTTTTGCAGGGGATCGCCGTACACCTCGGATGTAGAGGCTTGCAGCATCTTTGCGTTGTAGCGCAGGGCATTTTCTAGGCAGTTCCACGTACCTGTGAAGTTGGTACGCAGGGTAAAGAATGGAAACTGTTGATAGCGTTTAGGGCTGGCATCACAGGCTAGGTTAAACAGCCAATCACAAGGTTGGTCAACATAGTCGCAGATATCTTCTTCTTCCCATGCTACGTCTATGCCAAATACTTCATGTTCGTCATTGTTTAATCTCTGGCACAGGTTTGACCCTATAAATCCAGCAGCACCAGTAACTAGCACCCTCATCGTTTTATTCTCTCGCTGTCAAATTGTTCTAAGTTCCAGTTGGCAATACGGTATCTAGCCTCTCTGTCTTTAGCGACACGCAGAAGCTCATTTACTATCTCTGGCTTGTACATACTTTTCCAAGCGGCAACCAACTCTATCTTTTCTTTTGGTTTTATAGCTTGCAATGCTTTTTGCATTTCATTCTTCAGGATAGTCCGGGAGAGCAACAATTCTTCCCTATACTTATCCCGCGTAGAGTTCTCCATTTAGTACCTTCTTCATTCTCGACAACTCTTGCAAGCACTCTGCCAGCAGACCCGCAGAACGCGCCTGTTGCCGTCTTAGCTCCATCACTAGCTCTGCATGGTTCATCTTGTGTACGGCCTCCCAGTAGTCCTGTGCGGCTATATCCACATAGTCTTCATGTAAATCAATCACTGCGTTCATGTTTACCTCCTTTTAACTCCCTGCGTAACTTCCTGATCTCTGCCACCAGAGCCTTGTGATAAATGTGCATCTTCTTTAAATGCCTAGCCCAAGCACCATACCCGCCCGTAGTCATGGCTTGCACCACCTCCGGTGTGTCATCAAACATCTCGGCCTTTCTCAACACATCCAACTCTTTAGGTGTCTTCACTCTGACCTCCACACACGCACTCCATCCCCCTCCCGACGCGCTATAAACTTCCTGCCCAACTTCTTCCCTGCCCGCCAGTTCCCGTTCAACACAACCTGCATCTGCACACCCTCAACATAAAAACTCTGTCCTACACCCATCTCCTCATACGGATACCGCCTCGCAACCCTCGCACTAGGCATAGGTACAGCATCATCAATAATAACCCCCATATCCTCACCTCTATCCATATCAATACCTCCTACAAATAATCATATACCAGACACAGACGAAAAAAAACCCCCGGAAGGAAGCACGGGGGTAAAAACAGTGCGAGCCGATCTACGCACTGCCAAGCGATAGAAACACTATACCAAAAACACGAAATTTCTTTGGGGGGAGAAGGGAATAGGGCACGCTCACTTGAGGGTCAAGTCCCCACAGGGTTGCCAAACAAACAAATACAAACACAGCAACATTGTCGGATTGTCCATTCCCATTTTGACTAGACTCTGCATGTCATGACAGCATGGCCTGAGCACTGGCGCACAGGGAAAGCCAGCCAGCCCCTAACCAATTGTTAAATCGCGGAGGGCGGATCAAGACACACTCCCCAGCCCAAAACCCCTATTGCACTTTTTCCAATTGCTATATATACATGCATTACTATTTATTAACTTACATGTAATTATATATATATAGTATATATAGACTATACCAATTGCTTATCAGCAATTGATTACTAAATACAATTGAATAATATCTTGAATAATCCGAATAATCACATATAATTGTTTACAGCAACACTTGATAAATTCCTATAACGGAGATTAGACAATGACTATTTATCAGGAAATAACCGATTCAATCATTCAGGAACTAGAAAAAGGCGCTACTCCGTGGGTTAAGCCGTGGAGTGCGCCACTATCAGCCGATAAAAACATTATCACTGGCAAGCCGTACAGGGGTATCAATCGCTTCATCACTGCTATGGTTTCAGGCATTAAGGGTTACGACGTGCCAGCATGGGCAAGCTTGAAACAATGGAATGATTTAGGGGCAAGGGTTAAAAAACACGAAAAGGCTACAAAAATCGTTTATTGGTCAACAGCAAAAGACAAAAAATCAGAAGCTTCGGGAGAAGATAAATATTACCAATTCGCCAAAGCTTTTTACATTTTCAATGTCGCACAGGTTGACGGCATTGACATTATTGCAAGCGAAGATTCTCCGGTTAGCGATAATCAAAAGATTGAAGCTTGCGAGCAAAGAATTGCCGCTACGCAAGCAAAGTATTCTATCGGCGGAGATACGGCCTGTTATATCCCTAGTATTGATTCAATCAAAATGCCAGCACTGAACACGTTTCAAAGTGCTGAACACTACTACGCAACCTTTTTTCATGAGCTAACACATTGGACAAGCGATAAAACCCGCTGTGATCGTGACCTAAGCAAAGGCCGTTTTGGCAATGCTGACTACGCTTTCGAAGAATTAGTTGCCGAATTAGGCGCTGCATTCATGTGTCAGCAACATGGTATCAAGGGTGATTTACGTCATGCTGGATATATAGACCATTGGCTAAAGTGCCTTAAAGCCGATTCACGGGCTATTTTCAAAGCTTCAGCATTGGCGCAGCAAGCGGCTGATTTTCTTCTCGCTTGCGGCACTGACAAGCAAGAATTGACAGATGATGAATTGCTTGCCGCTTGACGTTTAATTAACTGTAACTTGACGTTTTACCGCTTGCCCGTCGGTTACGGGCTTTCCTAACAATAGGGGATTAGATAATGAATGAGCAAATAAAAGACATGCTGGCAATTGTTTTAAACGACGTGCTGGCAAAAAATGAATCAAGCTTTGAAGCAACAATCGACAGATTCGGAATTGATTCTGATGAAGCAATAGACCATGTTTACACAATAGCAAGAAATTTACTTTGCGAGTTAGAAATAGATTTATAAGATTTTTACCTTATAGGGGATTAGACATGTTTAACGATTATTTCGATTTTAATATCGCAGGTCATTTTCTACCGGCTTTGATAAATGGTGATGATTCAAACCTTGATGACTATGAAAGCAATTTGCTAGACCACTTCGCAGATGCTTGGCAAGGCCTTAAAAATGCGACATGGGACTGCAATACTGATTACCCTGAAGTGAATCGCTGCGATATAACCGGACTGTTAGCAGACACGTATCCAGTCCGCCTGTATTTCACCAACGACAATAAAGGCGAATGACATGATTGAAGCACAATTTCCAAAATATCAATCCGAACAAATTGCGCGTAATTGGGGCTGTTTCAATTGCGGCAAGCCATTAACGGATCAAATAAAAATTCAAGATTACATTTCAGGCAAGTATGTTATCAAGTGTATTCCTTGCCAGATGTATACATGGTTTGACATTGGGGATGAATGACATGCTAGAAAAAACACTAGACATTCTGCTAATACTTTCGACTCTGACAGTATGGTGCTGGATTGTTCACAGAGTTATTTGCTTGCTGACAATATAGGGGACTAGATATGAAAACAGGGACAAATGCACATTCAAAACCAGAATTTGAAGGACAGATTGTCAAATTTAAATCACCACATGCCGACGTTATTCTTTACGACGTTGCAAAACGGAATGAAAAATATGGCTGGCTTGAATGGTGCGCGATAAACAATCCGACAGAACAGCAAATGAAAAACGCATTTTGGGCGATTTAAGCCGTTTTTCTAATTCAGGCTAGTCAGGTATAGGCTAGCCTATTTTTTCGCCTTGTAAGGCGTTTTAATCGATTCTAGGGGCATTTAATGGGTAAGATCAAAGACAGTTTAATCATGTCTAGCGAATTGCATGATTACGTTATCAATGCAATAACAGAGGGTGCTTTTGCTTTCCGCTACATTGCCAATTATGCAAATGATAACGATAAGCAATACTTTATCGACAAGTCGGATCAATTGCTTGCAATAGCAGAATCTATCGCTAAACGATTCTGAGACGTTTTCAGGTAGGGGTGGTATCTTCACCCTTCCGTACCCGCGTTTTCAGTCCTACGCGCCCGTACACACGTTTAAACCACTATCGGAGGAAGTATGTCCCCGACAAAGAAACTCTACGCTGTCACTCCGCTGGCACACCCGGCCTCGCAGCCGGATACGAGACCCTTTCGGAAAAAGCAGCAAGCAGAGAAAGCCACTAGCATTCTCGACCAGAACTTTGCGTACACACCTGCCGCAGCTACCGACCTACGTGCTAGGTTTAAGCAGATGGGTTTCCGTACACCAAAACCTAAGAAGGTTCGTTGACCATAGACTATATATATTCTATATAGACGAGTATAGCCATAGACGTAGTACGGTCATAAGGATAGCCATAGTCATCAGTACACATAGTCAGAGTTACATGTTTGAGAAATAATATGGTTTTACAATTCTCTGTATATCGACAGTAATATTCCTATGGCTATGAGAATTACTATGGCTATAGTGATTCCTATGGCTATGAATATTCCTATGGCTATATTTACTATATATACATATAGCCTATGTTAAATGTTATACGATAGCTACAATTTATAGATAGTCAGAATACAATTAAGATTATTCATTTACAATAACACACATAATCATTTAATGTTAAGTCCCACCTGTTCAGGTCTGTGCAGGTTTCCAACGGGATAAGACTGACACCC